ATCTACATTAAAAATTGATTTCATACCTAATGCGGGTATAGGGACAACTTGTGTTGTTAATACAATTCAAGTTGCATTCGCTGCTACATCTTCTGGTATCGGCACATTCTTCCTAAATCATGCTAAATTGGAAGCAAGATCGACTGGTATAGGATCAACATCTACACCAGGAATAACCACTGTTGCTGAATATGATAATGATTATGATGCAGGATACTTTATTGTTCAGGTAACTGATACGACAAATGATAATTATACAATATCAGAGCATGTAGTTATTGATAATTTTGTATCTGACCCTGCTGCAACTATTACTACTTTTGATACTGAGTTTGGAAATGTGGGATCAGGTTTGGGAACTGTTGGTAGTCAGATAGACTCCAACGGTAATGTATCTCTTGTATTTACACCTCTTGCAAATATAGATGTTGAGGTAAAGGTTTATACAAATTCACTCAAAAATGTTAGCACTGCTAATGATTCAGTTGGATTTACTAATGCGTCCATACAAAGTGGTTTTGGTGAATATTTTGGAACTGAGAGAGACATTAAGAGATCCTTTAATCTAACACACAATACAAATCCAATCTTTGAAAGATATGCTTTAGGTAATGATTCTAATATTGTTAGTGTAACTAATAACACTTTAACTCTTCCAAATCATTTCTTTGTAACAGGAGAAAAAATTAAGTATAGTCATGCTGGTGTTGGTGCAACACAAGCGATTGGTATTGCATCTACTTCTTTTGCTGGAATAGGAACGACTTCATTCTTACCTGCAGATCTATTTGTTGTTAAGATTGATGAGGACACAATTAAGTTTGCTAGAAATGCTGCAGACGCATTAAAAATTATCCCACAAACTTTGGATATAACAAGTGTTGGAATTGGAACATCTCATAGATTTGTAGCAACTAATCAAAATGCAAAGGCACTTTTAACTTTAGATAATCTCTTACAATCACCTGTTGTATCAACTGCGGTTACAACAACTCTCTCACATATAGTATTTGGTGTTGATAACGTAATTCAATTTAGTGGAATAACATCTTTCTTTGGATCTGATTTAATTAAGATTAATAATGAAATAATGAAGATTGAAGGTGTTGGTATAGGTAGCACTAATTTTGTAAGAGTTAGAAGAGAGTGGTTGGGCAGTTCACTAGCAGGACATAGCACTGGTGATGTTATTACTAAGGTGTTTGGTAATTATAATATCGTCAATAACGTTCTCACTTTTGCTGAAGCACCTCATGGTAATGTTCCTATAGGAAGCACCACGAATCCACCAGACGCAAGAGATTTTACTGGAATTTCAACAGGATCTCATTTCCATGGAAGAACATTCATGAGATCTGGAGTGACCGATGGATCTGAAGATACTTATCATGAGAATTATGTGTTTGATAGTATATCAAATCAGTTCAACGGTATTGATAGAACATTCACTCTTAAATCTGATGGACAGAACGTAACTGGAATACAAACTGATACTATTCTTTTAGTTAATGATATTTTCCAAGGAAATGGAAGCACTAATGAATATACAATCTTAGAAAACTCTGGTATTTCCTCAGTTTCATTTACAGGAACTGCAACATCATTAACTTCAGATCCAAATGGATCTAATTTACCTTTGGGTGGAATTATCGTATCAGTTGGATCTAGTGAAGGGTTCGGATATCAATCACTTGTTGCCGCAGGAGGAACTGCGATAATAGGTAATACTGGGATAGTTTCAGCGATTAGTATTGGTAACAGTGGATCGGGATATAGATCAGGAATACAGACAACTGTTAACATATCAATTAAAGAGGAGAGTCTTTCAGGTGCAACTTTAACTCCAGTTGGAATAGCGACTGTTGAGAATGGTCATGTAACTGGAACTGCTGTTACAAATACTCAAATATTCTATAAACCAAGATCAGTTTCCAATGTTGGTTATAATTCAACAACAGGAGCCACAGTTGTTTCAGTATCAACTGCTCATGGATTATCTGTGGGAGATGAAGTAAGTTTATCGGGAATAGCATTTACATGCGATTACGCACCTCCATTAGGAATAAACACTGCTGCTTATAACAACGTAACTGGTATTCTCACAGTCACAACAAATACACCTCATGGATATAATACTAGTGGAAAAACCAGTATCGTAATATTTACTGGACTGGCGTTCACATGTCAGATTGATAATGGAGCAACAATTCACACATATCCTAGATCAGTATCTGCAACTGACGCATCAAGAGGAGATCCTTTCTTTGGGGGAGCATCAGTTGTATCCGTGAATAGCACAACTGAATTTGAAGCACAAGTTGGAACATCTACTGTACCTACATTCTACGTTGGATTGGGAACGGTACAAGGTGCAATTGTTGCTCCTAGAAGAGTTAACAATTCTCCAACCAAAATTGATCCTGCTGCTGCTAACAGAAGCACTGTTTTAGAGATAGTTGATAATGATACGTTCCTTGTAAATACTGGAATATCCACACTTGCCCATTTCTATGCTAGGGGTGGAACGGTTAAAAAACCATTTGATGTTGTATTTGATGATCCTATTTCATATTCAAATTTACCTTTAGATTATGCATCTGGTTTCACTGGATTAGGCACTGGAGCAACAATTGATATAGTTGTTGGTCAAGGATCTAGTATTATTGAATTTACAGTTCAAGATACTGGTTATGGATATGAAAATGCTGATAGATTAACAGTTGCCATTGGTGGAACCATAGGCATTCCAACCACATCAGGATATAAAGAATTCTTTATTGATGTTAACGAAATCTTTAATGATGAGTTTACAGGTTGGTCGATTGGTCTTCTTCAAAATCTAGATTCTTTAGATTCTCAATTTGATGGTGATACAGTTGCCTTCCAGTTAAAGGAAAATGGAGATCTAATTTCAATAAGATCAGGTAAAGGATCTAATATTGATGTTCAAGATGTATTGTTAGTATTCATTAATGATATTCTTCAAGTTCCTGGTAAGGCATATACCTTTACTGGTGGTAGCGTAATTACCTTTACTGAAGCACCCAAGTCTGGTGATAAGTCTAGAGTTATCTTCTATAAAGGTAGTGGAGATGCTGATGTAATTGATAAAGAGATTATCGAAACTGTTAAAGTAGGTGATGATCTAACCATACAAAAGAAAGATGATCAAAAATCACACTTTACTGAAAATGAAAGAGTTGTGACCTCTGTTGATGCAACAGATTTGATTAGCACAAACCCTTACTTTGGACCAGGCAACACTGCTGATGAAACAATGCTCAGACCTGTTGTTTGGTGCAAACAAACTGAGGATTTGATTGTTAATGAAAAACCAATTGGTAAAGATCGTGAATTATATGAGCCACAAATAACACCATATGCATATATTATAAAATCAGTTGGAATTGGATCAACAACAATTTATGTTGATTCTTTGAGACCACTATTCAATACTTTCAATGAAAGAGAAGATAGCACTCAATTAGGTTTCCAAAAGAAAATTAATTTTGTTGACCAAACTGTTAAAACAGGAGCAGCAGGAACAGCAATTGTTTCTGCAGCAGGAACAATATCATCAGTTAATATAACAGATGGTGGAGTTGGATATACAACCGCAACAGTTAGTTTTGGTTCAACAACTGGATCAATTGATAGTAATAGAGCACTGGGTTCTGTAACAATAGGATCTGCAGGAACCGTTACTGGTATCGCCATAACAAGTGCAGGTGCTGGATATACAACAACTGATGTTCCATCAGTGTTAATAAGTCCACCCACGTTTGTTAATGAAACAGATAGCGTAAGTTCTTATAGTGGTGATCAAGGAGTCATTGTTGGATTTGGAACAACAACTATTGGATCAGATGATCAATTTATCTTTGATTTCTATATTCCAGAAAATTCTTTCATGAGACTTTCTGGATTAACTGGAACTGCAGTTACAATTAGTGGAATATCCACTAATGATTATTTCACAGTAGTTAATTCAAATGTTGGAACAGCAATCACATCAATAACATCGGTTGATGCTGCTGGAAATACAGTTGGTGTTGGAACTGCATTTATAGATAATGTATACACCGTAAATAGTTCTGAAATAGTTTTCAGAGCATCAGGTGTAAATAGTGAAGGTGTTGGTATAGGAACCACCCACATAAATAGAGTATTTGCTAAGATAACAAGTGATTTCAAGTTTAGTGGGGTTGGAATTGAAACTTCAAACTCCTTTGGAACTTATAGTTGGGGAAGAATAGATCTAGCATCTAGAGCAGGACTTAATTCCTTTACAGCGTTTACTGAGGGTGGAATAGGCATCGGTGGATCAACCACTAATACTGGTATACACACCTCGACAATAGTTGAGAGATTTGCTCCACTCAGATTTAAAAATTACAAACAAATTTAATACATAATTTGTTGATAAATAACTAAAAAATTCTATAAAAAATGTCTGCCATTATAACTGATCAGATTAGAATATTAAATGCTAAGAATTTTGTAGCTGGGGTTACTTCAACTGCTAACGCTTATTATTCTTTTATCGGGTTGCCCAACCCCACTGATGTTCAATCTGATTGGGATACCAATACACCTTCACCAAAAGATAGTTTTGATGAGGAGAATAGTTATTGGGATACTATGGTTGCTTTGAAAAAAATTAATTCATCTGACGTAAAACAGGTTGTCCCAAAAAGATCTTGGGCATCGGGAACAACTTACGATATGTATAGAGATGATTATTCTAGAACTAATACGGCAAAAGTTTCTGGTGCTACGAATCTATATTCAGCAACTTATTTTGTAATGAATAGTGATTTCAGGGTATATGAATGTTTGCAAAACGGAACTAATCCTGATAATCCAAATGGTAGACCATCTTTAGATGAACCAACATTCACTGATTTAGAACCTCGTAGTGCTGGAACTAGTGGCGATGGTTATATCTGGAAATATCTTTATACGATAAAACCAAGTGATATTACTAAATTTGAATCCACAGATTTCATGCCCGTTCCAGCAAATTGGGAGACTAGTTCTGATGACGCTGCAGTTAGAGATAATGCAGTTGATGGTTCTGTAAAAATAGTGGTGATTAATAATGCAGGTGTTGGAATAGGAACCGCTGATCAAACTTATACCAAAGTTCCAATAAAAGGAAACGGATCAGGTGCTGAGTGTACGATCACTATTAATTCATCATCTCAAGTCTCTGATGTTACAGTATCAAGTCAGGGTTCTGGATACACATATGCTAGTGTTGATCTAGTCGCTGGTGGTGTTCCAACTGGAACCACTAGACCAGAATTAGATGTTGTTATTTCTCCACAAGGGGGACATGGTGCAGACATTTATAAAGAGTTAGGAGCATTTAATGTTCTTCTCTACTCTAGAATTGAAAATGATTCACAAAATCCAGATTTCATCACTGGAAATCAAATTGCTAGAATTGGTGTTGTTGAAAATCCAAAAGCATTTAATAGTTCTTCATTATTGTCTGTGGATAAAGCAACCGCTTCAGGTGCTTTAAAATTAGTTGGATCTGGATATAGTAGTGCAACTTTCACTGCTGATGCTTATTTCACTCAAACTATTGGGGCAGGAGAAACTGCTGCTGGTAGAGTTGTTAGTTACGATCAAACTACTGGAGTTTTAAAGTTCTGGCAGGACCGATCACTAGCAGGTTTTAATACAGTTGGAACTGCAGTAACTCAACCTTTATATGGATTTAAATTAAATGCATTTACAGCATCTCCATCAACAGGTGGAAACATAACCATTGTCCCATCAACTGGATCTAATTTAGCGATAGATACATCATTTACTGGTGTCTCTACCGTAATAAATAATAGAACACATTTCTTAGGTCAAGAATTTACCAATGGTATCGGTGATCCTGAAGTTAAAAAGTATTCAGGAAACATCATTTATGTTGATAATAGACCATCCATCACAAGATCATCTACCCAAAAGGAACGTCTCACCATATTTTGATGACTTTGACCCGTCTAATGAATATTATCGGGTATTATTTAAACCTGGATTTCCAGTCCAAGCAAGAGAACTCACTGGTTTGCAGTCCATGCTGCAAAATCAGATTGAAAAATTTGGACAACATATGTTCAAAGAGGGATCTGTAGTAATACCAGGCAATACCAGTTATAGTGATAGATATAGTTCAATACAGTTAAATAATAATTTTCAAGGGATTCCTGTAGCTGCGTATGCTAATCAATTAGTTGGGACTACAATAACGGGGCAAACTTCAGGAGTTACCGCAAATGTAGACAAAGTTTTGTTTTCAGAGGATTCTGAAAATGGTAATTTGACTTTATATGTAAACTATTTGAGTTCAAACACTTCAAACAATGAAACAGAGGTATTTTCTGATGGTGAAGAATTAACTTGTAGTGTTACAATAACATCTGGACTTTTAGGAAATACTGCGATATCCATAGGTAGTCCATTCGCATCTACAATATCAAATAATGCTAGTTCAACTGGTTCTGCTTTTCATGTAGAAAATGGAATTTATTTTGTTAGAGGGCAATTTGTAACAGTTAATGCAGAAACTTTAATTCTTGATCAATACACAAGCAACCCTAGTTATAGAATTGGATTTAATATATTAGAAGAAATTATTAATTCTGATTTAGATGAAACTCTTAATGATAATTCTCAAGGATTTAATAATTATGCAGCACCAGGTGCAGATAGATTAAAAATATCGTTATCATTATTTAAAAAACAATTAACTGATTTTGATGATGAGGGTTTTGTTGAATTAGCAACTGTTGAAGATGGTATTCTAAAAACTAGAAGAAATAGAACTGAGTATAATACAATAGCAGATGAACTTGCCCGTAGAACTTATGAAGAATCTGGTGATTATTATGTTACACCATTCAATTTAGATGTATTAAATTCATTAAACAATAACATTGGTAATAATGGTGTTTTCCAAGAGGGTCAATTTACATATGGTGGAAGCACTCCGTCAGATGATTTAGCACAATATAGACTTTCACCAGGCAAAGCATTTGTTAGAGGTTATGAGGTAGAATCCATATCCCCAACTTTTCTTGACTCAGAAAAACCAAGAACAACTAAGTCAGAAAAAGATCAGTCAATACAATATAATACAGGTCCTGCTTTAAAATTAAATAGAATTTATGGATCACCAACAATAGGTATAGGGAATACTTATGTAATTAGTTTAAGAGATCAAAGAACTGCGTCTGATCAAACAGATTTACCTGGTAAGGAGATAGGTCAAGCAAGGATTTATGATTTTGCTTTAGAGTCTGGTTCTTACAGTACAACTAATGCAAATTTAAATGAGTGGGATATTTCCCTCTTTGATATACAAACAACAGTTGATTTAACAATTAATGAAGCACCTACATCAACATTAAATTTAAGTGCTGGAACTTTTGTTGAGGGTAAAAATAGTGGTGCTAATGGTTTTCTTAGACATGCCGTGTCTGCAGGAACTGCATTAACAGTATATGAAACCAATGGTAATTTTATTAAAAATGAATCCTTAATATTTGATGGTATACAAAATGGTAGAGTAGCGATAGCAGTTACAGAGCATGGTATATCAAATGTTAAGTCACTATATGGAACAAATAATGGTGTAGTTGGAATTAACACTTTTGCTGCAGATGTCATTCAATCATTAAAGTTTAATGTTGGAGTAGCAACTATTTCACCAAAATCTGGTGCAGGTAATATTAGCACCGTAAGAAGCACTAATCAACTATTTCCAGGTACAGGTGAATTAGTAAAAATAAATGATCTAGTTGAATATACTGATTTAGCATCTTCGGAAGTTGATCCCATTGTTGCAAGAGTAACTGGAGTTGGTAATACAACCATTACAATTACTGGAGTTGCAAACGTATCGGGTGTTGCTAACGGATCATTACCATCATCTGCAACTGAGGTTTCTGACTTTAAAATTATAACAACAAGTTTAGAACCAAGTTCTGAGAAAAGATTATATACAGTATTACCAAAAGAAAATATATCTAACGTAGATTTAACTGATGCTTCTATCTCCATAAGAAAAGTATTTACTAATACCATTGCGAATAATAGAATAGCAACTACTTTAGAAGCAGGAGAGAATGAAACTTTCTTACCATTTGATGCTGAAAGATATGCAGTTTTTAGATCTGATGGAACGACTGAGGAACTAACTGCAGATAGATTAGTATTCAGTAACGGTGGAAAGTCACTTAATATTCTTAATTTGAGCACTGCAACTGATGCTGGAACTGTTTCAGTAATTACAACACTTAAGAAACTAAAACCAGTAGCGAAGAAAAAAATTAAAAATAGAGTTAATTCTATAATCGTAGATAATTCTAAATTAGCAGGGTCTGGAATTGGAACAACTACTTTAAACAATGGATTAACTCATGGCAACTTCCCATTTGGAACAAGGGTTGAGGATAAAATAATTTCACTCAATTCTGCAGATGTTTTAGAGGTTTATGGTGTTTTTGAGAGTTCTGATGTTTCAACTACTCCATCAGCACCAACGATGGATTTGCAATCCTTGAATAGTTCATCAACAACAACTGCGGAATTATTAATCGGAGAACAGTTGATAGGGCAAAATACAGGTGCTATCGCAATTGTTGCTGAAAAGAATGATTCTGATACAATAGCATTTATTTATTCAAATGAGATTGAGTTCGCAGAGGGTGAAACTGTAATTTTCCAAGAGTCTAATGTTCAAGGTGTAGTATCTGTATTAGATGCGTCTAGTTTTGATATAACTCAAAATTATACTTTTAATAACGGACAGGAAGATACTTTCTATAATTATGGATTTGTAACAAGAAGAGAAAATTTTGATGCTCCATCTAAAAAAATAAAAATATATTTTGAAAATGGATTCTATGATTCAACAGATAATGGAGATCTAACCACGGTCAACTCTTATGATACTTTTGATTATTCAACTGAAATTCAAGACGTAAATGGTATTAGAAATAGTGATATTATTGATATAAGACCTAGAGTTGCTGATTATGCGGTTACTGAAGGTGCGAGATCACCTCTAGAATTTAATGGAAGAGTGTTTACTCAAGCAGGACAAACTGCTACAAATATATTAGCGTCTGATGAGGATATAATAGTTGATTATTCATATTATCTTGGGAGAGTAGACAGAGTATTCTTGACTAAAAATGGAGCCTTTCAAGTCATTTATGGAACTCCATCGGAAAAACCTGAACCAGCACCCCCTATAGATGAAGCAATAGAGGTAGCAACTATAGCATTACCACCATACCTTTATAATGTTGGTGACGCAGTGGTTAATTTCTTTGATTATAAAAGGTTTAGAATGCAAGACATTCAAAGACTTGAAAATAGAATTAAAAATCTTGAATTTTATACTACACTGTCATTATTAGAAGTTAATACTGCAAACTTATTTGTTGGTGATAAGGATGGATTGAATAGATTTAAATCTGGATTTTTTGTAGATAATTTTGAAACTTACAACGCTCAAGACAGTAGTAAAGAAATTAAAAATAGTATAGACATCTCTAATAAAGAGATGAGACCAAGACACTATACAAACTCTGTTGATTTAACATTTGGTCCTGTTGTTAATGTAGATGCAACTGCTGATTTAAACTTTAATACTGTTACTGGGACTAATATAAGAAGAAATGGTGATGTAATTACCTTGGATTACTCTGAGGTTGAGTATATTAAACAAACTTTTGCATCAAGAACAGAATCTGTAACTCCATTTATTATTGCATATTGGAATGGTGTTGTTGATTTAACACCAGAAACTGATACTTGGGTTGATACTAATAGACTTGAAGCAAGAGTTATTAATAGAGAGGGTAATTTTGCGGAAACCATTGCTAGTATGCAACCACAAGGAATTAACCCACAAACTGGATTAAGTCCTATTCTATGGAATTCATGGCAGACAACATGGACAGGTATCACTGAAAGATCTACTGTTCTTTCATCTGAGATAAGATCTACTAGAATTAGAAGGGGTAATTGGAGAGACGTCACTCAAAGAAGAGTAACTCGAAATCGTGTTGATAGGATAGAGGAAACAAATAGGGAGAGAACAGGAACTAGAACTTTAGTTACTGAGAACATAGTAAATCAATCTCAAGGTGATAGATTGGTAAGCACAGATCTCATCCCATTTATGAGATCTCGAAATATTGAGTTTATAGGAAAACAAAATAAACCTTTAACTAGATTGTACGGATTCTTTGATGGTGTTGACGTAACACCATATTGTGTTCCAAAACTTCTTGAAATTAGTATGGCATCAGGAGTATTCCAAGTTGGTGAAGAAGTCGAGGGTATAGTCGCAAATTCTGGTTTAGGATCAAATGATAGTGACACAGCAGCGAGTATAACATTTAGAGTTGCTCAATCAAATCATAAGGAAGGTCCATATAATGCACCAACTAAAACTTATGGTTCAAGTCCATATAATTCAGTTCAAGTTCCCGTAACTTACTCTAATACATCAACATCTCTAAACGTTGATACATTCTCATTATCAAATCAAGCACAAGGTCAATTCAAAGGGTTTGTATCCCCTAGAATGTTGCTGACTGGTAAATCAAGTGGGGCACAAGCATCAATTACAGATGTTAGATTAATTGCAGACATAAATGGATTCCTTGGTGGTAGTTTCTTCTTACCAAATCCAAACAATAATAGTTTCCCAAGGTTTACTTCTGGTAAAAAAACTTTATCATTTACTAGCAGTTCTCAAAATGAGGAAGGTGCAACATCTCTTGCAGAATCTAACTTTAGCTCTCAAGGATACTTAGAAAATGTTCAAGAAACTATAATTTCAACTAGAAATGCTATAGTTTCTACTCAAACATTAACTGAGAGAGATGTTCAAAGTAGAACTATTGGAACTTCAATTAGGCAGGGTGGAGGCACAGTCGTAAATAGATGGACTGAGTGGGCAGGTGATCCTCTTGCACAATCATTTACTGTTGAGAGTAAGATTGGTATTTTTGCAACAAAATGCGATGTTTTCTTCTCTACGGTAGATGATGCAAATGTCCCAGTCGTTTTCTCTTTGAGAACGATGATAAATGGAGTCCCCTCCAAGAGTGTTATTCCATTCTCTGAGGTTATATTAGATCCAGGTGATATTACAATTTCCGCTGATGGATCTGTTGCAACTACCTTTGAATTTAAAGCACCAGTTTACTTAGAAGGTGGAACTGAATATGCTATGGTCTTGATTTCAAACTCAGCAAAATATAGCGTATTTATTTCTAGAGTTGGTGAAAGAAATATTTCTGATAATACATACATTGCAACTCAACCATTATTAGGATCTTTATTTAAATCCCAAAATGCTTCAACGTGGGAACCAAGTCAATGGGAAGATCTTAAATTTACTCTTTATAGAGCAGACTTTGTTGACTCTGGTACTTTGAATTTATACAGTCCAGAATTGACTAGTGGTAACAAACAAATTCCTACATTGGAACCAAATCCTTTAGTCGTCTCATCAAGACAGTTAAGGGTTGGTCTAGGAACAACTCTAGCAGACTCTGGATACGTGGTTGGTAATACTTTTTACCAATTAGGAACAAACGCAACAGGGAGTCTTGCAGGGGTAGCAGGGACTGCTGTTGGTAGTTTGAATATCATTAATGCAGGTATTGGTTATACTCCATCAAACGGAAGTGGATTTACATTTAATGGAGTTGTGTTAGATACAATCACAGGAAATGGTAGAGGTGCTACTGCGGATATATCAATATCTGGTGGTATCGCTGTTGGAGCAACTATTAGTGGTGTTGGAACTGGATATCAGGTTGGTGATGTTCTAGGAATAACAACTATTGGACTATCATCCATCGGTAGAAATGCTAGATTCTCAGTCGTATCTATCGGTAATACAAATGAATTAATTTTAGAAAATGTTCAAGGTAACTTTGTTGTTGG